ACTTATAATAATCAAAACATTATTAGAGCTGATTAATTATGGCGTGGTTTAAAAAATCAAAAAAGACAGATAAGAATAATGACGTTGGCATATCAGCGAGTCGATGGGGTAAAGCGAACCTATCGGCTGCTAAAGATATTAACCAAGCTGATACTTTTTTATATGGTGCGGGTGCGACTACGGTTGCCTCCTTATTGTCATCAGGCAAGCGAGTAGGACGATCACGCCAGCAGATTTATGAAAAATGGTCTGAAATGGAGGGTGATCCCATCGTGTCATCAGCCCTAAAACTGCAAGTTACATCAGCTTTGGGTGGCAGTGAAACCAGCGGCGCAACGGTCTTTATTGAAAAGTCACCACTGGCTAATGAGGACGCCCGAAAAGGCGCTATGGCTGAAGAAATAGCCGCCGATTTAGCGCCGCTGCTCAATAAAATAGCTTTTTCTATGGCTTATACGGGAGCAGCGTTTGGCGATGCTTACGCACGTATTTATGCCGATAATCGCGGCGTTATTGATCTGTGTACCGATGAAATGATCAGGCCGCAATTAGTACAGCCGTTTGAGCGCGGTAGTCGTACCGTGGGCTATGCCGTCTATGTCGGCGAAAGAAACTTTGAGCGTTTAGATATAGCGCAATTAGCCAGGCTTAAAATGCCCCGTCAAAGCTGGGTACCTCAATATGGCGTTATCGAAAAGTCGATGAAGATCGCGATTACTAACGATGATGCTGACAAAATACCTGTCATGCCCTCTATGGTTGGTGGCTCATTCTTATATAACGCTGAACCTTCTTACGATAATTTAACCACCTCATTAATGGGTTTGGTAGGCCAGCGTTGGCTAGATTCTATCGACGAACAAATGTTGACCGTCAATCTTGAATCAATGACGGTACAGCAACAAGATACCTTCGTTAAGTCAATAGTTGATATGCTTAAGTCATCTAAAGCAAGGGCAGATAATGCGGTAAGGGATGGAAAGCCTGTTATGGAGCGAGTGCGACATATCATCCCAGTGTTTAACGAAAAGCAGCTTACGACCGTATCACCGAGCAATGGTGGCGGCTCCAATAGAAGCGGCTCAATTACTATTGATGACGTAGTTTTTCACGCAAAAATGTTGGCCGGTGCCCTGGGCACTGACATATCAATGCTGGGCTTTTCAGATATGTTAAGCGGTGGCTTAGGTGACGGCGGCTTTTTTAGGATGTCAGCACAAGCGGCTGAAAATGCCCGGTCAATGCGCACAGCACTCGAAGAATTTTATCAACACGTGATTGATATTCACTGCCTTAACCGCTATGGCATTGTCTTTACACCCGCTGAACGACCTTATCTGATTAATTTCTATGGCTCAATATCTGCTCTGGAAGCGGAAAAGCAGCGTACCAAGGCTGATGCCATGAATGCCGGAATGTTGATGGTGCAAGCCATGCAAATGATGAAAGACATGGGCGCATCAAAAGACATTATGGAAGCGTTTTTATCCAAGACCTTGCTCATAGACGAAGATCAAGCCAAGCTGTACGCCACGATTGTGGATATGAAAACCGAAGCTGAGCCAGAGGGGGGTATGTAATGAGATACCTTTCATTATTCAGTGGTATAGAAGCTGTATCAAATGCTTGGCATGATTTTGGTACGCCAGTGGGCTTTAGTGAGATTGAGCCGTTCCCCTGCGCCGTTCTAGCACATCACTACCCAGACATTCCTAATCTTGGTGATGTAACTCAAATAACAGAAGATCAAATAAAAGCACTTGGCGCTATAGACATCGTTGTATTCGGTAGTCCATGCCAAGATTTATCAGTAGCAGGAAAGCGAAAAGGCTTAATCAATGCAGACGGAAACATTACTAGAAGCGGCTTGTTCTTCAATGCCATCAATATTGCACAGTGGGCAAGAAAGCATTGTGGATGTCGTTTCGCACTTTGGGAAAACGTGCCAGGTGCATTCAGTTCCAACAAAGGCGCAGACTTTGCACAAGTGGTTAGCCTCATGGCAGGACTTGACGACCTTGCACCCCCCCCCGAACGGCTGGGGCTCGGAAGGCGCAGCGGTGGGAGATGCAGGAATGCTCGAATGGGCTATTTTGGACGCACAATTCCACGGCCTGGCGCAGCGTCGTCGCCGTGTCTTTGCTATCGTCGATTTTGGAGACTGGGAAAGTAGACAGCCGATTCTTCTTGAGCGCGAAAGCTTGCGCGGGACTACTCCGCCGAGCAGAGAAGCGCGGCAAGAAATTACCGGAACAGCTACGTCTGGCACTGGAGGCAGTGGCGATACCTATCAAAATAACCTGATTGGCGGCTTTGATTATGAAAATAACGCACATTTAGGCGATGATCCTACTGGGCCATTACTCAAGGGGTCACCTACCGGTGGTGGTAGGCCATTACCTGCAATAGCTTACTCACTCGCTGGAAACACCATAGGCAGAAAGCCTGAGAATGGTGGTGATGGTAAAGGTTTTAATGATTCAGGCGTGTCTTATACGCTTACAAAGACAGATTTACATGGGGCTTGTTATCAGATAAATACTATGACGGGTATGGGTAGACCCTCAGACGATTTAAAGCCAAGAATGGGGTTAGGGCTTGGTGATAACCATGCCGTCGCCTACGCCTTTGAGCCTGGCATAGCAAAACGCGAAGGTGGCGATAGTCGCTTTAGCGAAGAAGTTACATCCACCCTAAGAAAAGAGATGGGGGGCAATCAAGTAGCCGTCGCCTTCACCCAAAATACCCGCGACGAAGTAAGGTACATAAACGGTGATGGAGCAATAGCAGGTGCTTTATCTGCATCGTCAGGGATGAAGCAAACTAATTACGTAGAAATACACCCAATTCCTTACCGAACAAATGCTGCTGGACAGGCCATGGATCAGGGAAGCATAACAGCCACGCTAAATACCTTTACTGATCCTTGTGCTCAAATACTAAATATCAAATCACAAGTACGCAAATTAACCCCTATTGAGTGTGCAAGGTTGCAAGGCTTTCCAGATGACTATCTTGACATCCAGTTTCGTAACAAACCAGCGGCTGATAGTCATAAATATAAGGCACTGGGCAATTCAATGGCTGTGCCAGTGATGAGATATATAGGGCTTAGAGTATTAGCCGCGATGGAAACAGAGCAATGAGTCTATTCGACACAGCAGCAAGCACGTTAGGGCATACCATTACTACGCTAACCGGTAGTGGTGCGCTGGGATCAATGGCAAATAGTGCCGCCATGTCAGCCGTTAGTAAATATGTTCCTAGTGCGATTACCAAGGGCGTTAAGAGTGCTGAAAAGATAGCGTCCGATTTGGCCACAGGAAATCTTCTTGGTGCTGCCGGTGATTTGATTAATACAGGGATTTTAAACGGGGTTTTAGGTGGGTTGGCTGGCACAGTTAAGCAGGCAATATATTGGGCAAGTCCCACACCATTATTTGGCGGCGTATCTCCGGCTGTAGCAAAGGCGATGCACAATCATTCTGTCGGCATTGATTATGCGCAAAAGAATTTGTTTGTTATTGAAGTGAATAGCTTGGTGGCTGGTGATTTTTCGGACAGGTTTAATTTTTTAGCTAGCTCAGTCGAATACTCGCCGTCAACTATCACAGCATCAAAAATAAAAGTGGGCGCAGCCACAACCGATAGCGTCACCTCATCTGAGCCGACAGATTTAACAATTGTTACGTTAGATGACGCCAATGGCACAATCAAAAATTGGTTTAATGATCATGTTCGTGCGATTGTGAGTTCAGATGGTACTGTTGGTTTACCTGGGTTTTACGCGATAAAAATAAAGATTGTACATGCTGTAATCAGGTCGTCATTTGGTGTTTATGAAGATCTGGGTCTGTTTCGCCCAACAAGCATGAGCGTAAGCCTGGATAGGCGCGAAGATGCTCTGCAAGAAATCACAATGACCTTTTCACAACTAGACACTTTCATGGTTCCGTAATGGCGTTAAATCACGATAACGAAGGTTTTTTGTTGGGCGAAACAGCCGATCTTAATGAGCAGTTGGATTTGCTTAAAAGCATCAAAGATGACATTCATGATATAAAATCATCATTGCACGGTGTCGTGACTGCGCCGATACAAGATAGTGTCGCTACGCTACAAAATGCGCCACAAACAGCAAATAGAGAGGATCATTCTAGTGTTTTGCTATCAAGCTTAGAGTCATCTGCCGATTCGTTGAGCGCTATTCAGGTTGACTTGTCTTCGATGGTAAGTTCGTTATCAAGTTT